GTTGATGTACCGCCGTTTTATCAATTTGTCGGAATCGTCCGTGATATTTTGACACCACGGCGATCCGCGTTTAAGCCATATATACCCACCATCACAAGGCAGAACCTTGCCACCGTAGCCGATGGCCGCAGAAAGTTCATTTGCCTTGTCGTTTGCAGGTTTTTGGCTCGTGCCGTAGTACCACAGGTTGACGGTTAAGCCAACTTCCACGCCATCCCATGCATCTACGGTCAGTTCATAGGTCAGCCACGGAAAAACCGTATCGTCAGGCACGGAAGAAGCGGCGTATGCTGAAATCCCAAACGATTCAAAAAACGCTTGAAGCGCTGCCGCTTTTGTCATAATGCCCCTGCTTCCTGCCATGCCTTGAACAACTTCGGCCCTTGTATGGCTATCCAGTCAACAAGCTCTTCGTTTTTCGCCCAACCGCTATTTTCCGCAAGGCCGCTTTCGAACAGAAAGGAATGAACTATTTCGTGGCGCAGAACTTTCTTCGTCTGCAACAAAAGATTTCTTTTTGAATCTTCGGAAGATACGGTTTTGTAATCTTCCGCAAAAATTTCTTTTGAAGTATCATCGCAGAAGCCATCTTTATTTTTAAGCCGTGGTTCTTGTGCTTCGTTCGTTACAATGACGGCATAATCGGAACCCAATACATTCACGATCATGGCAGATCCCCCCGTTCAGCCGTGAAGTATTTCAGCTTCAATGTGGATGATCTTGGGGATTGCTTTTCCTCCGGGTTTGACGTGACACGGTACGTTTCGCCCGTTGCGGTATCCCTGAAATAGTCGTTGTATTCGATTGGGACTGCCTTATCAACAAGGGCAGAATACAGGCTTGTTACGCCCTCTTTATCGGCTCTGCGCGCCTCCATTGATGTGTCCAACGCCTGATAATTTGTGAAGGTTATACCGTCAGCCCATGCAACTGTATAACCGCCCTCGCCGTCATCCGTGCGCGTTTTTTCAAGCAGGACGCATGTGCGCCCGAAATCATCCAGCAGGCTCACGGTTCCACCCCCTTGATTTTGCGCCACTGGTTCAAGCGGGACTTGTAGGCATCAAATACATTGACCGTACCGCCGTTTGCGTTTGTGGCTTTGGAGTAGCTATAGCCGCCAAAGCTTTCGGACTGGTACGGTCCTGCCGCCGCATCTCCGTTTTTCGCCTGCCATTCTTCCATCTCTGTCGCCAAATCAATAACGGCATTCGGGATTGCAAGCGCCCATATCGTCCCGGAAAACGTTTCCCCCATCAGACCGTTAACTGGGTGCTGATGCAGTCCGTCATTGAAGATGCTGCCGCGAATGCGGAAATATTGGCCTGTTTGAAGAAAGGGAAGCGCAATGCTTCCCCCTTCAATCGTAAACGTACCTTCTTTCACTTCGACGGCAAACCAGTTATGCAGGTGCATTAGGATTTGTTCGAGCATTGCTCCGCCTCCCTGTTACTTACCCGTCCTTTTGACAGACGGTTTCTTTTAGGCTCCTTTACCTCATCCCAGCCTGCGTCAAGATACGCCGCCACGTGGCCTGGGTTTTCAAGGATAATGGTTTCACCGTTCTTTTGCAGCTCCATCAGGCGATGGTGCACAGCAGCGCTGCGATCTGCTTTCCGTCCGTGACTTTTGCGCCGTATACGTGCAGACCCTTCACGCCATCCGCAAAGCGCTTTTCAAGGCGATATGCTTCGGTCTTGATGATCTGCTCCGCGTAAGTCGTGGCGGCAGGAACCTGCGCGGTGATCTTGAAGTAATCGGTGTTGCCGGAAGCGCCGCCATCTGATGCGATAACGGCATTGTTGGATTCAAACACGTCAAAACCTGCAATGCGGCCAACCATACCATTTAGTAACGCTTCCTGACCCGCCACGGCATCAGACTTTGCAAAGCGGTCATCCTGCAGAAGCAGGGCGTAGGCTTCGGGAGGCACAACGATGGTGCGGCCAGCGGTCGGCACATTGGCCTTGTCCAGTTTCATGCGTACTTTCACGATGTTTTCATAGATATTGGATGCGGTAAGGGCGATTGGGGAAGCCTTGGTACCTACCACATTCCCGCTGTCAACGCCTGCGGAGATTACGCCAAGCAGGTACGCATCTGCGGTATCGGCCAGCGCATAGGCAGCGCGCGCCATAGCGATATCCATGATTTCGCCAGCGGCCTGCGCTGCGTCAACGTCATCGATCTGGAAGTTAAAATACTTGCACTGATTGATGACAAGGGTCTGATCGGTGGTAGACAGTTCATCCGGCGCGGCAATATCACTGTTGGCAGTATATGCCTTTACGGCTACAGCACCGATGGAATTGATGTGTACGGTATCACCGGCCTGCGCGATCTGACCTTGATAATTGCGGTTTACAAGGTTCGTCGCAACGTGCGCCTTGTCAAGCGCGTACAGGAGGCGAGCATTCCAAAGCTCGGGAATAAAAGCGGTAACAGCCATTTTTATATTCCTTTCTGTCAGTTGTTGTTTTTGAGCGACATTTTGATCGCTTCAAAGTTCTTGTTGATCTCATCCGGCGTCATATTTCGGATGTCATCCCTCGTGAATGTTTTGGGAGATGTTTGTGCGGGCGGTGTTGCCGTTGAAGCGCCCGTCTTGATCGTAGTGGAAACCAGCTTCGCGAAAGCGCCGCCTACAAGGGCATCCAGCGCGGCGGTATCCTTAATTTTGTCGCCGTCTAGTTCAATCCCTTCGATCTCCGCACCGCTGCCACGCATGGCAATGGTAAGGCTATCCCCGGTGATGTTTTTGCTCTCGTAGTACGCTTTCACCGCCTTTTCCTTGGCGGCCTTGGTTTCCTTTGCTGTGATTCCGGCCTTGTAATCGTCAAATTCCTTTTTGACTTTGTCGTGCTTGTCCTTCCATCCGTCTTTCTTTGCGGATTCAAGGTCAGCGTTTGCCTTCTCCAAATCCTTCTGGAGCTGTTCGGCCTTTCCGGCGCTTTCCTTGTATCTTGCAAGGTCAGCCTTCAAGCCGTCCACTGTCTCGGCATGCGCTTCGATGATGCTGTCGCACTGCTCATCCGTTAAACCCATACCTTTTAAAAAACTGCGTTTTAGTGCCATGACACTATCTTCCTTTCCTTTGTCGGCTGTTCTTCGCCGCGATAGTATTTATAAAAACCGCTGTCCTTCGCGGGTTTTACCAACTAAAAACACCCCGTCTTTGCGGGGTGTTTATCCGTTCTTCAATTCGTCTTCTATGATATTTCGGTATGTCTGCGCGTGATCTGCAACCGCAGGTTTTATGAATGGTTGAGGTCTTTGGCCGTTCGTTCTGTGCCAATCTCCTTTTGCGTCTTGGTATATCCAAGGTGTATCTCTGCCGCCCGGATAATGGATGCCGGTACCCAGTTCAACGTAAGGGGCGTATTCCGTATTTGTGCCAACATACGCCGCAGGCTCAGACGCATCTACCGTATGCGATATATGATCGCGCAGGTTCCCAGTATCGACCGGCGCGAGATCTGCGGCATATCCTTCTGCCTGCAATCCGCATCGTTCCAGCGCGCGCATGACAGCATCCTTGAATTCATCCAAAACCAATTTGCTGTTATCGATGATTTCAACTTGCATATATGCACCATGTCAGTCAAGCCTTTCAAGTTCGTCTTCGGTGCAGTCAATCAATTCGTTGTCAGAATCTCTCTCAACAATGCAAAATACCCCATTTTCTGTCTTGCGCTTATCTACTAAAATTCCTGTTATCCCCGATGATTTGATTTTTACATGGTCAAATTCATTTATCATCTTTTACATCCTCTCTGAATGCAGTTAAAATCCGTGGTTTGCTGTCCGGGGCATCCTTCTGCCACGCAGTACGGAAAATTTTCTTCTCTGTCACCCCAAGCTGCATATAAACCCTGAATTTTTCCTCCCCTTTTTCATTAACGGAAAAGTTCGTTGCTTTTCCCATATCAAACTGCCGCGCCATATCATACCGCAGCCGGAGCGAATCATACGCAGTATAGCCAACGTTGAAAAAGTCCTGCGCGTGTTTCGCGCCCGGTTTAAGGAAATAGCCCGTGTACTTCTTTGACGTAGTAACGCATGGAGCATTTTCGACAAATACGGTCTGCTGTTTTTCTGTTTTAAGCCGCTCCCATCTATCAGTATTATTATACTTCAAATCCTGGAATTTTACAAAGGAATCCGGTGCGTTCTTCCCCAAAACAGCCTTATATTCCGCAAATTGCTTTTTGTCGGAAGCTTCGTTTTTGACTTTCTTCCGGGCAAGTTCCATATCGCCCTTTCCGTGCTGCCGCTCCTTCATGGCGCACCACTCCTGATACGTCATATCGCTCGCGAGTTCATTTCTGCCCGTTATCGGGTCGCGTACCCGCATTTGCCTTGGCTCTGCTTCGATGCCGTCCTTTTCCACCGTCCGCATGGTGCATCGGCAGTTGTACACAAGATGGCCCGGTGCGGATTTATCGCCCGGAAACATCATTTCATAGCCGCCCACATCAAACGGCTTGTCATATTCCACTACTTGGCCGTCTGCCATGCCGTGTTCATGGCGCGTTCGGTTGTCTTTGGTCGCTATCCAGCGCTTTCGCACTTTAATGCCCATCTTCGCCGCAGCTTCGTAGCTATCTTGCCGCCCGGCGTTCTGCGCACTTGTGGTTGCTGTCCGCGCCGCCCTTATGGCGCTGTCGCGGTTCATGGTTGTGATGCGCGATTGCAAGTCATCCGCAATATCCTTGATGCCTTTACCCTGTAAAACCGAACTGGTCACATTGGCTGATATTTGCTGTTTTCCATAGGCGATATCGATACCGCGATCAACAGCCCTATCAGGCGGGTA